ACCAAGAGCGAGATGCTGGCACGCATCAAGGAGCTGGGACTCAAGACCGTCGACTCGTTCAAGACGAAGGGAATCACGAGCCTCTGGCACGCATGGAACGGTGTGGTGAAGACTCGCTACGAACGAGCCTACGAGATGGACGGCATCGTAGTGTACGTCGACCGTGTAGGCGAGAGGGATCCAGGAGATCCCTTCCTGCCCGACGACGCCTTCGTCTACAAGTTCAATCCGGACGTGGCCGAGACCCAAGTCACCGAGATCGAGCACGTCGCCGGCCGGTCCGGGAGGGTCAACCCGAGAGTCCACGTCGAGCCGGTGAAGGTGGGGGGCGTCACAGTCACCCACGCGACGGGGAACAACTATCCCTGGCTGAAGAACCTGGGCGTGGGCGTTGGGGCCCTGGTCGAGATCTCGCGCCGCGGCGACACCATTCCAGCAGTGGAGAAGGTCCTCAAGGCCGGCGCACCCCTGGTTATCCCCGGGTCGTGTCCAGCCTGCAAGAGCGTCCTCGAGAGGGACGGGGCCTACCTCAAGTGCAAGAACCTGGCCTGCGAAGCCAAGGACTCCGGAAGCGTTGCCCACTGGCTGCGCCTCATCGAGCTGAAGGGCGTCGGAAAGAGGACCTTGGAGAAGCTCGTGGAGATGGGTGTCCGACGTCCCTACCAGCTCTACAACCAGCGGTTCGAGTTCTGGCAGGAGTTCGGAGCCAACGGGAGGAAGGTCTTCCAGCAGCTCATGCTGAAGAAGACCGTGAAGCCCGAGTACATCTTGGCCGCCCACGTCCCCAACGTGGGGCGCCGGCGCTTCCGAGCGCTCATCGACGCCGGCTTCTCCATCGACCACATCCTGCTGAACCGCTCGCCGTTGGCCTACACCAACGTGGACGGCATCGGTGAGGAGATGGTCAAGACCATCGACGAAGGAATGAAACAGGAGGCCGCCAACATCCAACGCCTCCTCAACCATGTGAATCCGGAGGTACCCATGCCGAAGGGAGGAAACCTGGACGGATGGGCCGTCAAGTTCACAGGAAAGATGACGCGGAAGCGGAACGACCTCGAAGACCTCGCCATGGAGAAGGGAGCGCGCATCGGTTGGCAAAAGGGCAAGAAGAACGTCCTGATCATCGCCGACCCCAACTCCACGAGCACCAAGGCTCAGGCCGCGCGCAAGGCCGGGCACGAGATCATGTCCGAGGAGCAGTTCCTGGCGGCCGCGGGGGAGGCGGTATGACCGACCCGAACGCCGTCTTCGCACTTCTCGGAAATCTCGATGATCGCCGCCGGAGTACGATGAACATGCTGAACCGAATCGTCGACGGAGAGCCGAGCGATCGTTCAGTTCTCGCCGAAGTGCTTCTGAATCACACTGCGATCATGCGCGGTCAGCAGATCATCATCAGCCTTTTAACCGACCAAGGCTTGGCCACACGGAGTATGGCCAGGGACGCCCTGCCCGACTACCAAAAAGGGCATGCTGATCAGTCATAAGAAACTCGGTAGGAACCTTTCATTCATTCACAACTCTGTCGTGGCCCATAAGGGCTTAAAGGAAGCACCGTAGGGAGCACCAGGTTGACCGTCGATCAAGCAGCCGCTTGAGAGATGGGGTACGGGCCAAGGAGACGGGATACCTGATCGGCACGCGCAGCCGTGACGGGGAACCGACCTGCTTGGTCAAGGAGGGGTCAGCCGCCGAAACGTAAGACGTGTAGGCGGGATCGAGGTGTGCACGCCACGATCGGTTCCGGAAGAGACTCGATACCCGCGCGGATCGAGTTTCTTTTTACTCAGCGAAAATCAAGTTCGTATTTTATATTTTCGTGGAAATTTTCACGAAAAGTCGATATGCTCAAAAACGACCCTTGATTTTTCACTCGGAGTGGTCACGTGGAAAAGTACGGCGCAATTCAATGTCCGAAGTGCAAGAGCATGAATGTGATCGAGGAGGGTGCTGAGAAGATCGCGGTCGAGCACAACGATCTGATCAAGACGGCCTCCGAGAACATGGGGGGCTCGTTCCTTTGCCAGGACTGCAAGCACAGATTCAGCAAGGTGACCGGGTCCGCCGCCTGCTTGCCGGACGAAAAGTCGGGCACCTGATTCGTGTCCGCCTGTCCGACAGCACAAAGGATCTACTGGATCGAGTAAGCAGAGACTCGAGCCGGCCCCTCGTCGACATCGTTTCTGCCGCCGCCAAGAACTACCTCGAGAACCCCTCCTACTACAAGCCCCGCATCCTCGAATCTCAAGAAGAGCAACCCCACATCATCAGCGTCCGGGTGAGCAAGGGAGTCTCGGATTTCTTTCTCGATGAAGCTTTTGTCGCGCCCATCCGGGCGCGTCTTCATTTCATGGGCCTGGTCGTCGGCTTCTTTTTACGAAGATACCCGTACAGGGATCTCGTGACCGCACTCCATTCGTACGCCGACGTTATCGGGCCAATGCTGAGGGAGAGGCAGAATGGGAAATCTAAGCTCAAAACCACGCAAGACCCCGAAGATCATCCAACCCGGCGATCCCGACTACGCTCGTCTCGTAGGAACAGTCACCGATGAGGATGTGGCGACGCTTCAAGAGAGCGTCGACCAGACCATCCACGGCGACGACATCTTCATCCCCTTCAAGAAGATGTCCCTGCGCCAGGGCGTCCTGGAGTACGGTGTGATCGAGATCGCACCGGACGTCTGCAAGCTCATCTTTCACTTCGAGAACGTCTCCAAGAACTTCGCCAATCAGCTTGGCCGGTTCTTCTGGGAGAAGGTACGCAGGAAGATCATCACGGACGCGGACCTCATGGCCGGGGCATCCGTAGAGGCGGGTGAGAACCCCATCTTCAGAAGCAACTGGGACGTGACCATTCTCAACATCAGCGCTCTCGTCGCCCAGGCGAAGCTCAATCTCATCGTCGATAGTCTGAAAAAGGAGTTCCCTGTATGAAAAAGACAAGCGCTGATTTCAGAGAGTACTACACGCAGTTTCGTGCCTATCCTCCTCTTCGCCCCACCGAGGAACGCCGCCTGCTGCACGTGATCAAAGGCCTGCAACCGCCAGTGGACTACGACGGCATGGAGCGAATGTGGGGAAAGCACAAGGAGAACGGGACCAAGGGCGCCATCGATGATCTGTGGCTCTCGCTCGACGAGAAGATGTGGGGCGTCAAACAGGAGAACCCATTCCCAGTCAACGGAACCTGCCGGCGGCCAACGCGACAGGAAATGAAAGAGGCCCTCGAGCGTTTCGTCATGCACAACATGCGCCTGGTCCTGTCGAGAGTGCTGAAGTTCAGGCACCAGGAGGACCCAGACGTCATGGAGATCGTCTCCTACGGGACCGACGGTCTTTACCGAGCCATCGAGCTCTTCGACCTATCCCGCGGGACGAGGTTCTCCACCTACGCCGTCCACTGGATTGAGTCTCAGATCAGGAAAGGCCTCAAGTTCGTCGAAGGGCAGAAACCCCCTCTCCTGAAGAAACTGACGAGCACGTTCAAGAGGGCCGAGAAAGACCTCACCACGGACGACGGCATTCGCCCGACGAACGAGGACGTGGCCGAGCACCTGAACTGGGGGCGAAAGACCCTGCACATCTACCAGACGTCAGGAATCTCCAATACGCCGATAGAGACCTTCGACCGCGAGGACGAATCGTGCGAACCCATACCCGATGACATCGTGCAGAGGGAGATTGTGAACGCTCTACACGACAACATGGGTGTTCTGGAGCCGTTCGAGGAGGACATCATCAGGAGGCACTACGGACTCGGCTACCCGGAGGAGACCCTACAGAAGCTGGCAGCCAGGTACGGCGTGACCAAGGAGCGCATCCGGCAGATTGAGAACGGCGGCCTCGAGAAGCTCTACATGGCCCTCCGCGCCTTCCGCGATCCGGACGATTAAAAAGAAAGACGGGCCCCGAAGGACCCGTCTTCCCACCGATGGAATCCAGCGTTCGGAGTCTGGATTTCTTACCTACGCCGCCAGGCTGAGTTGCGTCCCCACGCTCACGAGCTGCACCGGGGCCACCTGGTCGAACTGCCCGTTCACGCCTTCCGCGATCACCACGTTGTTCGCGTCGACGCCCATCGAGTGCGCTTCGATGTAGCAGTCCTGGAGGTAGCATGCCCCGTACGGCCTGTTCTTCGCATCCTTGAAGATGACGGAGATCCCGAAGGGAATCTGGAACAGGTCCGAGGCCAGGTTGATGAAGAAGTCCCGGTTGTCCTCGCCGGTCGCCCCGCCATAGCCCGGCGGGAGCAGGTACTTGCTCGGGAACAGATCCGCGTACAGGGGGGGCGTGACCAGGCCCGCGCTCTGGAGAGACGAACCGGTCGTGCCCTCGCGGATGAACTTGAACTCGTTCCCGCCGAAGCCCGGCCGGTTGGGCGCCAGGGAGTAGAGCAGCCTCATGAGGGACGGCCCGAAGAACATCACGCGGTTGATCTGGAAATTCGCCGCCAGACGCCCCGTGACGAAGTAGGCTCGCTTCGACCCGATCTCGAAGAGACGGGTAAGGAACCTGTTCTGGGCCATCATGAAGTTCTGCACGAGGCCGATCGGGTAGAGGTTGCTCTTCACCGACTCGGGCGTGCTGTTTGCTCCGACCAGGTACTCGAGCCGCGCAGGACCTGCCAGGAGGAGGGTGGACTCGGCCGAGATGTACTCGCCATTGACCAGCTCCGCCTGAACGTGCTCTGCCGCCCAGTTCCAGTTCAGGAAATTCGTGCCTTCGGCCATTTCCAGTCTCCTCCTCGGATGTTACTTGTTCATCTTCTTGAGAGTCTCGGCGAGACGCGCCCTCTTTCCGAGCTTCCCCGGGGCCTCAGCCGCCCGAGCCAAGGTCTTGGCCGGAATCTTCTTCCCCTGGGGAATGCCGAGCTGCTTGTGGAGTGCTCCGGGCTTCTTGATCGCCCGCTGGATCCACTTGCCCGCTCCTTGCTTCTCCAATTCGTCGAAGAAGCCGTAGATGAAAGGTGCGCTCATCGGTTCCTCCCGAACCAGGTCTTGACTCGCTGAACGAGTCCGGGTTTCCGTTGCCGGAACGACGCGTATCTGCGCCGCATAGGCTTCAGCGACTTGATCCGTTTTCCAACGTCGCTTGCCATGCTCTTGGCCGACTCCATCACGGACCCGGACTCGATTGGTTTTTCCTCAGAACCACCCCCGGGGGTGGGAACTACTTCGACCTGCGGAGCCTTCGTGTAGCCCCTGTATACCTCTTTCAGTTTACTCTGAAGGTCTCGAAGTTCCTTCTTTCCGAAGAACGCATTCTTCTCGAGCTCATCCAGAAATCCTGTTATGAAAGCTTCGTTCATCAGGCTGCCACGCCGCGACCCTGAATCTTCGCCGCGGTCCTCTTGGCCCACGGAATGGCTGCACCCCACCCGCCACCGGGCGGCTTCGCTGCGGGAGGTGCGCCCACTCCTGCGCCGGCCGCAGCCCTGCCCAAGATGCCTGTGGGCTTCGACGGAGGAGTCCCGGTCGACGGTGTCGAGCCGATTCCCTTCGCCGCGCCCGCCATGACACCTGTGGGTTTCGCTGGCGCGCCGGCCGGACCGCCGCCGGGGCCAAACCTTCCGGCCGCGATGTTCCGTTCACGGATTTTTGCGCCTGCGGAAGCGACCGATGGAGCAGCGGGCTTCGCCAACGGTTTCGCCGGCGTGGCCGCATCGATCTTCCGGAACCTGGCCACGTCCTCACGGCCGCTGGCCCTCGCCGCGGCCCTGAGCTCGTTGCGACGCCGGATTTTCTTTCCGAGCGCAGCGAACGGATCGGCTTTCGGCTGGGCAGCCGCCGGAGGTGCCGTCTTCTTGGCCGCTTGAAGATCCTTCCAGCTCTTTGCTCCCCATCCGGACATGGGCCGGCTGCTGACCTTCTTTCCGGTATCGGCCACAGCCGGAGCCTTCTTGGGCTGCGCCACGGGAGGTGTGGCCTTCTTCGCTCCGATCTGGCGCGTGCCCACCCCCGGAATGGAGTAGGTGCCCTTTCCGGGCTTGCCCTTCCCCAGTCCGTGGCGCCCCATGATGCGCTTGGCACGCCCTGTCCGTACACGACCCACCGTGGCCTGGTCGGTTCCTTTGATGCGTCCGAAACGCAAGGAGCCGCCTTCAGCCGTGGATTTGAAGCCGCCGGTGCCTGTGGTCTTGCCGCCGGTGGCCAAGAGTTTCTTCGCGGCCGCCTGGCGAGCGCCGCCGATGCTGGCCTTGGCCCGGGACATGAACCGCTGCTTGGCCGCTCCGGAGAGATCCCGCCAGCCGGCGCTCTTCTCGAGCTCGTCGTAAAGGCCGGCGAAGAAGGCCTCCTCGAGGGAAGACATGGGGCCCTCTTCGTCCTCCGAAGCGAACTTGCTGAAGAACCCCGCCATGAAGATGTCCTCGGCGGTCGGTGCCGGGTCGGCGGGCGCGTCTGCCGCCTTCTCGAGCTCGTCCACGAGCCCACCCAGGAACACGTCGTAGTTCATGTCGGCCTCTTAGATGTAGATGTAGACCTCGCCCTCGGCCGCGGAGACGTACGGGGTCACGCGGCACTTGATGATGAAGGTGTCCGGACGGTCCGGATCCTCCTCGATGCTCAGGAGCACGACGTCGCGCAGCTCCTTGTTCTGCTCGACCACGTCCTTCCGGACGGCCTCGAAGTTGTTGCTCACCAGGTCGAAGAAGGGCTCGTCAATCACGAAGGGCCCGAGCAGCGGCTTGAGCTGGCTTCGCAGCTTCCTGGCGAACGAGTCCACCTGGACCGCCACGTTGTCCTCGGCCTTGTAGATGTCGGTGACGTCCGTGGAGAGCGCCCGGATGGCGTAGGGTTCCAGGTCGTCGCCGTCGTGGATGATGTAGTAGTTCCCGCCGTCGATGATGATGTCCTGGTAGGCCTCGATGTCCCCCATGGGATCCAGGATGCGGTAGATGGAGCCCCTCTTGAATCCGGTCAGGGGCTGTTTGGGGTTCTCGTTGGACCGCTTCCCGGCCTCGATGACGGTGAGGTACTCGGCCCCCAGAGTGGCGATCTGGTCGCCGCCCCCGAAAGGCCCCGTAGTGGCGTCCTCGCCCGCGATCTCGTCCGTGAACCGCATCATGACCGTATCGGGCCAGATGTTCCGGAAGCGACGGTTGGGGATGCTCTGGGCGTAGGCCGCCTGCTGGTTGGCTCGCTCGAGCAGCGAGAGATTCTTGCTCTTGATGTCCCACGAACTCGCGGTTCCGCTCGACGGAGAGGGCACCGTGGGGTCGGCCACGATCCGCATGGTGCTTTGCCCCGACGCCGGTGTGGATCCCTGGATCGAGATGATCCTGGCGTTGGTGATCGGGTAGTCCGTCGTTCCGTCGTTGAGCGTGCCATTGAAGACGTCGCCCACGACCACTCCGTAGCTCGTCAGATCACGAGTGGTGGAGACGACGGTGGTGATCCCGGTGGCCGTCTTGCCGTAGGTGACCGCGTCGCCCAGACTCTCACTCGTACGCGTGGTCTGCACGACCTCCTTGTGGGAGAAGTAGGTGATCCGCTCCCGCTTCTCCTCGGGCTCGCTCATGAGCGACACGTGGGTCCGCAGGAGGGCCAGGACATCCTCCCTCTGGGTGAGGACGATGGGGATGTAGACCTCGTCGCTCTCGGCGACCGTCAAGCCGTCCGTCCAGTCGGCCACGGTATCGTCCGTGACCTGGATGGCGAAGGCGCTCGCGCCCAGAACCGTGAAGAGAGTCTGGGCAGCCAGGGCCAGATCGTTGCCGGGGACCGGCGCCCCCAGAATGGCCTCGAAGTTGTTCTCGTCGATGGGCACCCGCTGGTTGAGGAGGTCGTTCCTCTTGGCCGCGTAGGTGCACAGGACGTCTCCCTGGAGAGGCGACCCGGTGACCGTCTTCTTGATCCGGTAGTTGATGTCCTGCCCCGTGTCGGGGAAGGTGACGGCGTTGATGAAGAGGCCCGCGTAGGCTCCCGCACCCGGAGACCCCACCAGCTCGTTCTTGACCGTGAGCTGTGTGTCCGAGTCCACCGAGATCACCTCGAGGATCGCGGCGTTCTGGTCCAGCACGTTGAACGCGAAGCGCGTGTCGCTCGCGGAGGCCGGGGGGTTGCCCGGGATGATGTTCACCACGTCCAGCGTGCCTACGCCCGCCGGGTGCACCGTCACAACGGTGAAGAGCGTAGTCCCGGTGACTACGTCCTGGATCCAATCCCCCGGGACCACCCCGGCCGTCGCGAAGTCCACGCCAGCGGCGGTGATCCGACGTTCGGTCGGACCGCCAGCACCGGTGCCCTCGGCGAGGTAGGAGCCGGCCGTGTTCCCCGTGATGCTGGTCGGCGTCCTGATCTCGTAGGAGACGAAGGACGGGTTGATGGCGGTGGCGGTGGGATTCGGATCGGTGCTGTCGTGCTGCGACACGACCAGTTCCGTGGCTGAAGGCACCCCCTGAACGATGAAGATCGGCGGGTTCCCCACTCCCAGGTACGGGGCCGGTCCCGCCAGGTTGTCGATGATGATTTCGTCACCGATGGCGATCGGCGTAGCGAGAAAATTGGCCGTAGCATCGTGAAAAATCCTCTGACCGGCAGGAGGCGCGGGCTGTCCCCACGCAGCGACACCGTCAGCGTCGTACTCACCAACCAGGGAAAAGATCCCTGGACCGAGATTCTTGGGCGCGCCGTAGCGCACAATGTCGTAGGGGACGCCAACGGCCGCGGCCGTCAGAGCCGGATTTGGCACCGGCAGCGTGACGATGTTCTCGCAGTCGTCGATGAGGATTTCGCTCGCCACGCTGTTGACCAGGAAGAAGGGAACCCAGTCTCCCAGAGCGTCCGCAGAGAAGATGATGTCGTTGGCGAGCACAGGACCCGCGGTGATGAAAAGAGCGGCCGCATCGGAGAAGGACCGACTCGTGGCCGGCGCTCCCGTCCCCGTCCCCACCGCTCCGTAATCGCCGCCCAGGACGCTGATGATGGCGTCCCAGCCGTCGATGGTGCACAGGTCGCCCACGTCCACACCGTTCTGCTCGAACTGCTGGTTCGAGCTGCTGAGGATGCGGAAACCGTAGGCGTCCTCCGCGCCGAGAACGGCGTCGGGCACCAGAGGGGTCACGGCCTTGTTCCGGCGCACCACGTCGAGCTGGCTGTCCGAAATGATGTTCACCACGTCGAAGGACGGGTAGTAACTCCCGTCCGAATGAAGCGTCTCGATGACGTCGTTCGTGGCGACCTCGGCGTCGATGAAGTCCTCCTCGGCGTCGGTGAAGTATCCCGACACGGCCGAATAGGCTCCGTCTTCCCCTTCCACGATGGTGAAGACCACCGAAGCTCCGGCCGCAATGTCGAAATGCGGCGGGTCGGCCACGAAGTCGTAGGACAGGTCCGGTGAGAGGACCTCGCCCAGGCCGTAGTTGTTCGAGATGAAGACGTGCGGCTCGAGGACGTCCGGGAACTCGAGAACATCCAGGACGGCTCCGGGCTGCTCCACCGTCGAGCCCGCGATGAGGTCGGGGAAGTAGTAGCGCTGGCCCGGCTGACCTCCGACGAAGGAACCGGCGTTTCCGCGCCAGACGAACTGGCGGTTCAAGCCGATGAGCGCCACAGGGAGATTCGTCGCGGGCACGATGGGTGCCTGCGTCTCGAAGATCTGGAAGACCGTGATGTCCGGTCGAAGGCCGCTCAGTGCCATGTCACTTCACCTCATGGATTGGTTCATCCTCCCCGGGAAGGAAGAACTGGTACTCGAATCTGCCGAACCTCAAGGACTTCTTCACCACCCACCTGCTCGCCTGGTCCACGACCATCGAAACCGGGGTCAGGAACAAGTCGGCCTGTGAATCCGCCTTCACAACGATCGGCGCGCCCACTCTCGGGTCGCTCAGTTTCTGGACGTTGATCCGTTTCCGGATCTCCTCCTTGAAGTAGCGAATCAGACCTGTGACCGCCCAGGCCAGGTCCTCGGACTCTGTGTCCCGTCTCGAGATGCAGTTGAGGATCACGGGCATTTCGGTCATGTCCGCGTAGGTCTTCTTCTGCCCCAGGTACGAGACCGTGTTCTGCTTGCCACCGATTCCCAAGTTGAGGAAACCGAAGTCGCCTCGGCTCACGATGATCATGGGCCTCGGCTCCGTTTGCTCGAGCTCATCCGAGTAGGTGTCCGCCAAGACGAGCTTCGAGGCCGAAGAGATCTCCCCTTTCTCGAAGTCGAACACGAAGAGGAACGGGTTCTTCCCGTCCAACAGCTCCGGCTCCGAGAAGGCACTCGCGAGGATCTGGAGGAGCACGCGCCGCGGGTACCGCAGAGGGTTGCCCACGGGCGTGGTCAGATCCTTTACCTCCGGAGTGCCAAACTTGGTCGTCATGGGCCTACTCCAAGCCGAGGAGTTTCCTCGCGATGGGCACCCACTCGTCCGCCGTTTTCTCGAGCTCGAAGTTGACCCCGGCCTTGAAATTGGGGTCTTCCATGATCTGCTCGACCGGCATGGAGGTGAGCGACGCCACCTTCTGGAGGCCCGGGAAGACGTCCTGCACGTCGGCGTCGAGCCGGCCCTGGGCCTCGAGCTCCGCGCCTCGTGCGGAAGCGAGCTTCTCGGGGTCCGCCCCCGTGATGGCGATGAGCTCCATCTGGAGCCTTTCTTCCGCCGTCATTTCTCCGTTCATGGCTTGCTCCTATCCAACGTCGATGACCGTGAGGGGAGGCTTCACAACTCTGAAGGAGATGGGCTCGTCCATCTTCTTCCGGGCCAGATGCGCTCCCTTCTCCACGAAAGCCTTCCCGGGAGTCCCGGGGAACTGCCATTTCCCTTCAAGGATCGACTTCAGGGTCACCTTTCGGAAGACCGTCGTTCCTGAGAGTTTTATCGGCACCACCCGGTTTATCAAGTTCCACATGATGCGCGGCCGGCTTCCTTTATCCACCTCTTCGGCGTACGGAGCCGAAGAAACCACCCGGATTGTTCGGGGACCGATATCCTGTATGGAGATGCTGTCCGCGAGATTCCCTGTGGGGCTCTTGCATACATTCCGAATGGCATCCGAAATCCCCGGCTTGAGCCGCTCCTTGAACTGAGCAATGGCCTCCTCAGAAGCGTCCTCGTCGATAATGATGATGGCCAGTGACATCAGTATTTGAGTTTCTTTCTGATGAACGTGGTGATCGCCTTGGGGGGTCGAATCCGCATGGCTTCGGCCCAATCCTTGACAGAACCGGGCCCGGATTCGTCGTCTGTCTGCGGCTTCACAGCCTCCACTCTGGCCTTGTCCGTTGTGCCTATACCCCGTATAGCCATCTTCTGCGCCTTACGGAGTTTGTCGAGGCTCATCTTGACGGAGGCTCTCTGGATTGAATCTCTGAACAGGTTCATGCGACCACCACGATGAAATCCACGTCTTCCGGATCCTTTCCCTCCTGATCTTCTTCAGGCGTCGTTTCGTAGTCCTGGACGACGGGTCGCTGCGCGTACCGCCTGTTGTCTCGCCACTCCCTGATTACGGGGGTCAGGTTAGACGGGATGGGGAGTTTGTGCTCGATGTCCCCTGTGTTCAGCTCGATCATCTGGAGATCTTGGTGAATCGTGACTCGATGATGCTCCGTCGGAGACACGCTGACCAGGCGCCACCGCTTCCCCGTGTTCACCTCGTAGATGAGATCCCTGGGGCTTACGATGGGGAGGAAGCTGCACATACCGGTAGTCTGAGAAACCTGACGCAAGGTGTCCCCTGGCTCATTGACCTTGGCCACAGGATTGATCTTCACCTGGGTCAGGATGGGAGAATAAAAGCCCCCGAGGCGGCCTGTGTTAAAACAGCGCGGGCACGTGGACGACATGACCTTCTGTAGTACCGGGTCCCAGCAGTCTGGGCACCTTTCGCCCTCTCCACGTCGAACGTAGATCAGGCAGGGTACACCCTCGAAGCGGAGGGCGATGTCTGTCCTTCTTCGCGTTGCAACCGTTTCAAGAGTAGGTTGCGACGCTACTCCAAATGCCTCGCTCTCGTCAACGCTGCCGTCCGGACTTGTTACTCGCAGCTTGTAGTAAACCTCCCGCCACTTGTCCCGAATTAGCGCGCCCGAATCCCGGAAATACTGCTGTGTTCCCGGCACGTCTGCGATGGATTCGAACGGACCTTCGGAAGAGTATCCGCGGAAGACTGTAACGGCCGTCTGATCGAGATCCTCGTTGGTGGGTTGAATCCACCACGACACGATCACCGCCTCTCGGCTGGCGATTTCCACGAACACTGCGTGCTCGAGTGTCTCGAGTTTATCGATCCTGACCATGTCACAAGCCACAGGGCGCGCCTCAGCCCAGATACGGAAGGCCACCTCGGGGAACAGCGGGGTGACGCACAACCTCCGCTGTCAAACTCAATCTCTGGTAAAACTGATCGTAATCTCTATTCCTTCGTCGTCGGCCAAGGCCTCCCTTGGATCTTCTGTGGCCTTTTTCCACTCCCCAGGGGGTGGGCCAACGGCGTCGTAGATCACAAAATCGCCCTTCACGAAAGCGATCGGACCCGCGCCGAAGTTGACGGCACCGGCATCCTTGGCGTAGAAGTACTGCTTGTCGGAGCCGACCCCATTCACAAGCGTTGGCGTATTGGTCGAGGCTGCCCAATCCCCCAAATACCTTCCGGCGCTTCCTTTGTCCGTTCCGAGCCTGATGGGGGTCACTCCCTTCCAGCTCGACAAGTATCTGGGATTGTAGGGCTTCCTGAAATAAATGTTGGTCGCTGCCGGATCGGGTGGCACGGGAACCGCGATGCGGACCTGGCCGAGAGGTAGTCTCGATGGAGGCTGGATTACATGCCACGTCCCCACTGTCCCGTACCAGCTCCACCACATCCGCTGAAAGGGGGCGCTTCCGCGATGGATCTCTGCGTGCGTACTGCCGGCAATGATCGCCACCAGTGTGTCGTACCGAGCGTCGAAAGCCGCCTGCATGTCCGCGTTGGGGTTGCCGAGAACCGTGATGGTGCCTTGCTGCTCCGTAGGCATTCCGCTCTCCTTAGTCCTGTGTGAAGGTCACGACGATCTCGACGATCCTATCGTCCGCCTTCCCACGAAGATCGGAGTAGACAGGAATGAGATCCTTCCGCTCTTCCAGGTGCCGCGGATTGTACGGCTTTCGAAGATAGAACTTCGTAGCACCGGCGAGAGCGACTCTGAGCGGCCCCATGGGCAGCCGAGAAGGTTCCTGAATCGGGAACCATTCGTTCGCGAGCCCAGTGAAGCTCCACCACATCCTCTGCCACGGAGCGCTTCCACGATGAACTTCCACGTGTGTGGCACCAGCAGGGATCGTAACCTCGGTGTCGTAGGTGAGATTCACAGCCGCCTGCATGTTCACGTCCGGATTTCCGTGGACCGAAACGGTCCCTTCGACTTCGACCGGCATGGGCCTTCTCCTATACGATCACCGAGATGAACCCCGTTCCTCCGACCCTGTAGCCGTCCCAGAGTTCCGAGGGGACGACTCCCCAGGCGAGATCGCAGTTCTGGTTAATTTTAAGTTCCTTGACGAGCTTGTCGAACCCGTTGCCTGCGTCCCCTCCGCGCAATCTGGCGATCGTGGTGTTGTAGAACTGCCACTTGTCGTTGATCATCTTCCGCACGTTTCCATCCGTCACATCCAGCATGTTCCGCTGCATTCGGATGGACACGGAGGTGAGGGTCCTGGCCGCCGCTTCATCGACGACCAGAAGGGCTTGGGGACCGGTGAGACTTTCGATGGAGATGTCCAGGCCCGGGCCGCTGGGCTCGATGAGGTTGTACCGATGAACGGCGTCCACGAGCATCTCAGCCAGAAAGGTGTCCGGAGACTCCTCCGTCTCGATGAGCTCGTTGGCCTCCTTGTAGTCCTGGAGAAAGCGTCGAAGCTTTCCCACGAGGCTCACGGGGACCTTGTATTCCGGCATCAGAACATCTCCATCAGATCGTCAGCCGCGCTCTTCTTGGCCGGAGCTTTCTTCTTGGCTGGAGCTTTCTTCCCCACCTTCTTCGGAGGCCTGTTGGCGATTCTCTTCCGCTTCTTCTCTTTCTTGGAAGCGGCCTTCGGCTTCTCCTCGGACTTCTTGGGGATCTCCACCGTCACGACAGCCTCTTCCGCAGGAACCTCGGGCTTGTCCGTGACCTTGACTGTGGTGGGCTCCCGGTCCAGAGGCTTCTCCTTGGCCTCCATCTTGGCCGCCATGACCCCGGCCTGGACGATCCTGGGCTCGGCGCCGGTGTCGTCCAGAGCGTAGCCTGGCGGGACCCTCACGTCGAATCCGGGCACGCGCAAGATCTGCGGATTCACGCCGATGACCTCCTTGGCCACCGAATCGGGAACCATGGCTCCGATGTTGATGATCAAGCCGTCGGGGCCGACAACCAGGAACCTGTCCCCGTATCGCCGGCGCTCGTCCGGAAGGATGTCGTCCAGGCGCGTCTTCACGGACGTGCCCGGCTTGAACCTCCGGATTTGGAGGTTCAGCGGCCCTTCCCCGTAATAGGTGATCTGTGCGGTTTTCACGACGCCTCCTTTGATCTCCTCGTGAGATGAGCGAATTGAATCGAGCCACTCAGGAGTCCCTTCGCCTTTGGGACATCCGTCGTGCGTTTCTTGCCCGATACAAGTTTACGCCCGGTCTCGAGACGAAGGAACGGATTCTTTCTGAGGACCGGGCTTTTCTTCACGTTGGGATCCAGAAGCATCTTCGCGCCGGCGGCAAACTTGTCGAGGTACGATGCCTTCTTCTCCTGGCCCGTTCTTCGACGACCCTGGAGCCACTGCTGGATCTTACGACCGAGCAGCGCGCCCCCAATCGTGCCGCCCAGGGCGCCAATCCCAGGAGCGATTCCTGACGCTCCGGACATGCCTCGACGTGCGAGCGCGTCACCGACAGCACTCCCGGCAAGGCCGCCACCGATCATCCCTGCTGGAGCGAGGGCTGCACCCGGAAGACCTCCGACAGCGCCACCGCCACCAGCACCCAGGCCGAGGAGCATCATCAGTTCGATGAGCGTGAAGCCCTTCTTCTCGAGCTCGTCCTCGAAACCTTGCAGGAAGGCGGTCTTCTTCATCCTTCCGAATCTCCTCACGCGCGTCGTCTTCTCGATCATCACACCGCTGGGCGTGGGCTTGAATTCGGACTTGAGGGTCTCCCATCCCTCATTTCGAGGGCCCAAAGCGATGTCCTTGTCGCTGAATTTCTGTCCCCTGAAAACCCTGGCCACCTCCTCCTCAGACCCCTGTTTCTTCATGCGCTCGATGTCCTTCGTGTCCTTCTCGCGCCCCATTCTACGCTTGAAGTCCAGGGTCGTGGGAACGTCCCAGTGCTTGAGGCCGCGAAGCGTGGTCGTGGGCACGTTGCTGAAGTCACGACCACCGACGTACCACCGACCGGTGAAGACGGTGATCGGGCCGTAGTTGGTCCTGATGGTGAGCATGGGGGAGCCGATTGGACTCCGCCCCGGGACTGCGCCGGGAAAGGAGGACATCTTCTTGAACGCTTCCTCCGGTACCTGAACGTCGAGATCGTTGATCTCTCGCAGGCCCAAAGCGCCGAGGAGTGCGCTCCCCCCCAGGACCACATCGCTCTTCGGGACGCCGGCATGAGCCAGGATGCGCTCGAGCATGGCCGTAAGCTGGATGTACTTCGTCGCCTGGCCCTTCTTCTCCATGCGCCTTCTCCGTCGTCGCTTGGGGATGATCTTCCGGACAGCCTGCATCATGTCCTGGGCCGTGTCCGGGTCGAACCGTCGCCGATGCTTCGGGTATCGTGGCATGGCCGATCTCCGACGAAAAAGCCCCACCCGCCTCAGAGCCGGGCGGATGGGGCTCTCTCAGTTATCGTGGGCAGCTCGCCTCGTGGCTTACACCACGGCCGGCAGCGCCGCCTGGAGGTTGTCGTTGATGATGGTGAAGTTCCCGGCCGAGGCCGTGACGCCCGCGGGCGTCTGGAACGTCACCGGCAACGTCATCCTGGCTCCCTTGAGCAGGATGGCGCCGAGGGCGCGGATGTTGCCGAAGCCGGCCCCGACGTCCTCCCAGGCCTCCATCTCGATCCAGCGGCTCCGCTTGTCGATGAAGAACTTGGTGTTCTCCAGGACCATGAAGCGGCCGATGAACTCGGGGGCCGGGAACACGTAGATGACGCCCGGCTCGACGAGGTCGTCGTTGTCCCGGATCGTGGTCACGAAGGTGTAGCCGCCCACGGTCGTGTACTTGTACCCGTCGCGGACGATCTCGCTCGTGATCTCGAGGCCGGCCTCCGTCAGCGACCACGCGACGGTGTCGGTCCAGGTGACCTCGTGGAGGAGGAAGGTACGCGCCTTCTGCTGGCGCGCGGCGGGGATCTTCACGAGGTCCTTCAGGACCACGCGGTTCCAGTCGTCCTCGTCGGAGAGGATGATGTTGGAGTAGATCGCGTCCGCCCGGTTGAGGTTGGCCGTGGGAATCGGGGCCCACGCGCCGGCGCCCTTGGCCCTCTGGAAGAGGAAGCGCATGAACTCGGCCTGATCGCCGAAGTTCCTCGTGCCGCCGGCGACGACGCCGCGCTGCACGAGCTTGTTGTAGTTGTACCGGGTGCCCAGGAAAAGCCCCGACTTCACGTGCTGCATGAACGTGAAGTCCTCCTGCTCCTGGATGTCCTTGGCGATGTTCTGCTCCAGGATCTTGGTGAGGGGCATGCGGTAGGAGCGGAGCTCCTGCTCGGACTTGATGATCTTGTCCGAGGAGATCGTGTGAAACACGATCTTGTACCGCGGAGCCTGGATGTAGGTCTTCTCCGGCTCGCCGCGCCAGTTGATGTGCATGGCGATGGAATCCGGCTCGAGGTCGTCGATGTACTCGAGACCTTCGTCCTCGATCCTCCGCTGGCACTCCTTCTCCGTCACGACCTTCGGAGGCAGGATCTTGCGGCAGAAAGCGTTCTCACGGAGCTTCTGCTGGATGTACAGGCCGCTGGCCTGTCCGAGCTTCGTGAGCGCCTCGCCGCCGACCTCGAGGGTCTGCCCGAACAGCGTGTTGAACTGCTCGGCGTTGAACGCGCCCGTATCCGACATGTCAGTTCCTCCTATTGAGAACCTTTCTCCCGGAACCCTACTTCACCGTCGAGACAATCGCGGCTTAGTACTGGGTGCCGATGGAGTTGTACATGAAGAAGATGGTGTCTCCCCTGAGCTTGGTGATCACGCCGAAGCTGACCTTGCCGCCGATGGCGCCCGCCGCCACGGCCTGGGGCTTCCCGTGGTCCGCGGCCGGAGCCGCGTTCGGGGTGATCGTGACGTGCTTGCCCACGGCCGGATCGTTGGCCGGGGACGCCGCCACGTACCAGCGATCGAGCGGGATGGCCAGCTCGATGCCGCCGCCCTGGATGCCCGAGAGACCGCCGGCCAGGAGAGCCTGGTTGGGCGCGCTCGGGTCGAACGGATCCGTCTGCGAGTCCTGGGCGGACGGCGCGCTCGACACCAGGAAGTTGACGTAGGCGACGAGGTCGTTCTCGTCGGCGAGGCGCGCGTAGCCCGTGGTGTCGTGGGTCACGAAACGCCCTTCCTCGACCGTCGAGGTCAGATCACGCCAGTTCAGCTTCTCGAAGTTGAAGGAGCTGAACTTCGCGTTGATCGTGACGATCGACTCGCTCTTTCTCTCCTGAGTCATGGCTTTTCACTCCTTCTGATTTCTACCCGATGACACCCCGATCGAGGAGATCGCTGAAGCAATCCGCAATCGGGTTTTTGCCACCGCTCTTGGGCTGTGACTCGGACACCGGTTCTCCCAGACGGGTCTCGAAACGATCGATCCCCAGTTCGTGTGCCGATTTGGTGACTTGAAACCTCATGGGATCGGCCATGAACTCCGCGACCTTGTCAGTCGCATCGTTCGGGTCGATCTGGCCTTCGGCGATGAGTTGCAGCACGCCCTTTGTGATCTCCAGTTCCTGTTGAATGGCTGCCACCTTTTCCATCGCCTCCTGGGCCTTCTCTTCGGCGGTCTTGACCAGGACTTCCTGATTCCTCAGTTTGTCCCGAATCCTCGCCGCCACCTCCGTATCCAGAACGACTTTGCCCATCTCACGGTTCCAGTGAGACCAGGGCGTCGAGAGCCGCAAGCCATCCGGCCATTGTCAGGTCCTCACGACGCTCCAGGTACGCCTTCTTTTCCAGCCCCCGCTGAACCTCGGAGTTCCCCATGGCGTCCGTCAGCGACCCGATGACCTCGTCGAGATCGGGGTCCGCCTGTGCTTCCTTCCGGAAGCGCTCCCTGGACCGGGCTTTGATCTGGTCCAGGGCTGACTGAACAGCCGCAACGTCCAAGGGTTACTCCTCCTCGGCGGATTCCTCGCCGAGCTCGAGCAGGATGTTGGCCGCCAAGCGGCCGAGCTGCTCGGATTCCTCGTCCGAGGCGACCTTCTCCAGGTCCTCCTCGGAGATGCCCGCCATCTGGAGGGCCTCGCCCGCGAGGGCGCCGAGCTCCGCGAGCTCTTCGGCGGCTTCCTTGGAGAGCTCTTCTTCGCCCTCCTCGACGCCCGCCGTCTTCTCCTCGCCCCCTTCGGGCTCGGAGTGCGCCGCGATGTGCTCTTCGACCAGTTGGGCCGCGGCCGACAGCATGCCCGAGTCGGACATGGGGGCCACCTCGCCGTTGGCCTCGGCCACCTTCAGCAGGTCGACAGCCTCGTCGAGGAGCTGCTGGCGGAGCTCGTCGCCTTCGTACGCGGCTTCGATGGCCGCGAGCTTGACGTTGAACTCCTGCTGGTCCAGGGCCTGGACGATGTCGCTGAGTCTCGTCTCCATCTCGTTCTTCCTCCTGGATGTCTTTCGGTCACTCCTCGACTGTTCGAGGAGAGTCTCACACCGGGCGAACGGAGATCAATCCCGGGAAGGCGACTTAGCCTCCGCGGGTCTCCGCCGGGTTCGGGTTCTTGGACTGCGGGGGAGCCACCGCGCCGTAGGTCACGTTGGGGTTGGCCCCCTCGATCTTCTTCTCGGTGACCCCGCCGCCCCCGGTCTCGCCGATCGTGGCGCCGGCCGGCCCCGCGCCGTGGCGCTCCTGGACCTTCTTGGCCACGTTCTTGAAGACCGACTGGTCGTTTTCGGGGTTGGCCTGGGAAGACTCGACGGTGCCGCCTTCGGCCGCCGTCTTCTTGAGTTCCGCGACGAAGCCCTTGGCGAACATGCGCCCGCCGGCGAAGAGGTCTTCCGCGACCTTCATCATGGGATCGTCGGCCTTGCCGGCGGAAGCGTTCTTCTCCAGGCTCCCGTCGGTCTCGAGTTCCTCGAGCAGACTGTCGATGTTGATGCCGTTCATGTCGAACGCTCCTTCAAACCTTTTTCATCTTCAACCCGACCAGGAAAGGCGTCACCGGCCGGAACCTGTCACTCGCAGTTTTAATCCCCGCCAAAGCATTTTCAACCGCGTCGGGGTCACGAATCAGCAAAGTTTTCTCTGCTGCTTTCACCAGGTCTTCGACATCCAGTCGCCCGAGTGCTTCCAGGTACTTGTCGTAGACTTCGCTTGCCCCCTTGTCAAGAGCCGCCCCCGGCTTTGGTCCTGAGATTCTTATAATCCTGACCACGCGTTTGGCAAATGGCGGATCAAACAAACTCCTGCTCGGGATCAACTCTTTGAACTTCGATAGGAGTCTGGGGAGTACTGAATCCAAGTCAAGTCGTTCCGGAACTTTCTCCGAGTCTCCCTCTGTGATGATCTCCACTTCGGGTTTCTTGAGAAGGATACCCGATGCTGTTGCGCCGTTAAAGATTTCCTCCGGAGACATCGTTTGGCGCATCGATTTGAGGGACACGGCCGGAATGCACCTCGACGCGTTGTCATCCTCTTTCACGAGGTTCGAGAGGATTTTCTGTGCCTTCGGCTTGAGCAGAGTCTTGCCGAGATTGTCCTGGCCAGGTTCGGCTGGGACTTCTTTGCTGATCTCGCCAAGCTTGAAGATCGTTCTTTTCTTTCGCATGGATTCCTGCGCCGAGGCAACCTTCACGAAGTCGACACTACGAATGGTGTAATCTTCGTGACGTTGGACAACCGTGGGGTCGGCTGTTGGAAGATGAACGCCGGCGACTTTTCGAAGGGAATACGCTGGAGCGAATGCTGGCGTGATTACTCTCGAAATATCGAAGAACCTCGGGAACCAGTTTTCTGCCGCGACCTTTCTTCCGTCTGGAAGCGTGACGTTCAACAGCGTCCGAAGATGCTCACAGTACTGGTTCCGATTCTTCGCCACATTCTTGCAGATGGAGCAAACGTCGAACGCGACCTTGCAACCCATGGACCACGGAATGGGCTCACCACGGTCGATCATGCCCACGAGATCCGGGGCGGAAAGACCAACGCCGTCCCTTGGTGGATCCTTTCGAATGAAAACGATGAGCTCTCCGCGGCGCATCTTCTCGTTGTATGCCGCGCAAATCACCTTCTCCCCGATGGAGAACTTCGGGTCTTTGTTGTTGTGAAGGACGAACGGGTAGGCATAAGTCTCGAAGGTGCTGATACCGTACTCCGGAGGAATCGGACGGCCGGTCTTTCTGAGGAACGCCTGGATGTCCGGAGGGGGCGGCTCATGAAGGAGAGACCACTCCCAGAAGCTGTCGCCGTTCTTGTTGCTCCCCCATGCCTCGGTAGCACCCACGGCGTTGATGTGCACGTATCTACCGTCTTCCCTCGGAGAGAGGGAGGCCGCAGCTTTGATGAGACGCTCCGGAATGTAGACCTCGGACGCTGTCTTCTCGAAGACGCGCGAATGGATCGGGAGATAGGACGGGCCCCACCTGGCATCGTATGCGGGGGCCACGTGCTTCTCCATCTCCGGAGAGAGGATCAGATTTGCTCTCTTGTCGATCATCCGAACACCGTGGTCACTCGAGGTATAGCCACACTCGCCGTATTGGTCATTCCAGTGAGGGGCGCAGGTTGTGGCGCCGCCGCCGGGGGTGCAGCGGTCGGCATCTTCAGTCTACCGCGTTCCGCTCGCCGCATGAGAACATTTTGCAGGCGGGGGATGCCAGCCGACTCCTGAAGGATCCCAGGGAGCCCCTGCATCGCGATGAGCGGGAGCACACCGCCCAAGATCGGGCTGCGAACCCCCAGCCCATACATGATGGGTTCGATAGCGCTCATGGCAGCCATCTGGAGGAGCATGCTCCCCCAGGGGTTGTTCACGATCTTCGCCCACGGCCCCACCTTCATCCCCTGCTGCTGGGCGACGCCGAGAGGGTCGGCCTCCACCGCCTTCTGCTGTCTGAGAATACTCTGGAACTTTTTCTGAGTAATTGGGGCCTGACTCGGTCTTGCTGCCTTGGGCACAGCAGGAGTGCCGGGCTTGGGAACCTTGAGCCCCGCCTGAAACTTCTTCCACATCGCCTCGCCACCCGGGACAGCCGATCCCGCTGGCTTGGACACGACAGGAGCCTTGGGCGGAGTGGCGGTCAGCCCCTTCAACCAATCGAGAGCCCCGCCCTCCTTGGATAGAGCATCCGTTCCATCCCCGACGAGGCTCACGTTCGTGTCGCCCCACTGTGGGATCGCTCTTGTGGAAAGAATTTTGTACTTGGATGCTTTCCGGCGCGTTGGTTTGACGCCGCCACCACGGACCACCTTGTCTCGGAGAGATCGGTCGTTAGCCTGGGCCTTGAGACCGATGCCGCGTAGGATCTCTTGGCGCTCCTGACGTGCAGGCGAAGGAACCTTGCGACCAGCTCCGGACTCGTACTCCTCTTGCGCGGAGATCTCGCTGGAGCCCTGAGCCTCGGGCTTGCTGAGCGTTGCGGGCCCGATTCGCCCGCGCCACGTGACCTGCATTCCGTCGCGCATGCGTCTTCCGATCTACTTGCTGCGGCCCGGGGTTCTTGCTCGCGCACTCCCACCACGCATCTCGATGATGGTCGGCGCGTGAATGGTCGTGCCTTTCTGCCTCGGCCCGAAGTTCTTCGCCACGTCGAGCATGGTGGTGGCCATTTGGTTGACCTGGCCCTGGGTGGTGCGCTCGATGTTTCCGCTCTGATTCTCGATGTCGAGCAGCTCCTTGATCATGCCCGGCTGGATGAGATCCGGGCCTGTCTCGTGCCACCGCTTCATGAGATTCCCCGCGAGAATCGGATTCTGGGCCACGTGCGGGGCGAAGGTCGTGAGAATCTGAAAGTAATGGCCCACGTTGGGGTCGTTCCTCAGCTCGGGATGCTGTCGGAGGATCCTGGTGAGCGAGTTCTTCAGATTGCCTGACTGCGTGATGGCTTTCACACCGGAGGCGATGACCGGAGCGGCGACGCCGCTGAGGGCCATGGCCGCCATGATCGGCTGCCAGTTCTTTCCCCACCACTGACCGCCTCGGACGATGCCTCCTGGCTTGCCAGGAGTGCCCTTGCCATGCCACGTGTACTTGGTGCCCCTACCAACTCCTCGACCCACATCCTTCAACGCCTGGAGCATCTTGTCTGCGATGCCGGCAGTCTTCTCGATGTGAGGGGACAATTTCTCGAGAGCCGAGAACGCCTCCTTCGTGATGTGCCGGTCGACGGCCGCGCGCTCGTGGTCTTCTCCACGGAAAGCGATATAGGTGGTGACGCGGCCGATCTTCTCGATGAGATCGTCGGACGCGTAGGCCAGGTGCTGCTCGACGAGGCGCGACATGCCCTCACGATCCCCAGCCTGGGCGCATTTCAGCATCCCGGCCACGAACTTGCCGATCTCCGCGCGCTCGTCCTCGTTGAAGTTCCGCTCGTTGTAAAGCGCAGCGAATTTTTCGAAGATGGACATGGTAAACCTCTACATCTGGAAGGGCGGCGCGTAGGCCTGGTTCCCGTAGAACGAGCCAACCGGGGCCTGCGGCCCTTGGACCTGAGCCTCAGGACTCCACCCTGCCCGGCCCTCACGCCCGAACGCGCGCCCGAAGCCTCGACCCACCGCCTTGAGAATCGAAGGACCGAAGAGGAGGGCAGCCAGAAGTGGAACCCCACCGCCGACCATGGCCGTACCCTTTCCCATCCTCCAGGCCTTGCCCAGGACACCGGACTGCTTCACGGGCGCCTTGGTCGCCGCCGCGATCTTTCGGATCTCGACAACCTTGTGGAAGAGGTCCTCGTCCGCCATGCTCGACGCCTTCTTCGCCAGGTTCTCCACCTCCGACATCAGGTACTCCTGCGTGTCCAGGTTGTCGGTGAAGGAGTTCGTACCGACTTCGACCGGGTCCGGAGCGTCGTTCAGCATCTGGATCGCTCCTCGAACGGAGTCGGTCTCGCTGATTTTCTTCCGGAAGGTATCGAGGTCCACCTGGAATGCGTGGCGCCCGTTGATGACCTGCCACTCGCCGTTGGGGATCTCCACGTTCTGCGCGAGGATCTTCTTGTCCACGGGATGGCCGAGCTTGGTCAGATCGTCCTTGACCGCCTCGAAGACCTTGAGCCAGAGCCGATCGTTCCCTGGGAACGCGGCGCAGGCGTACTTCATGAGATCCTGAATCTCGCCGCCGTCGAGAAGGACGTGGTTTCGCGCTTCCTCCCGAATCTTGGCGTAGGCCTTGTGCGTGGCGTCCTCTGATGCCTGCTTCTGGAGGGCCAGCTCACCAACCCTCTTTCGAAGCTCAGAGAGGACGACACCGGCGCTGTGCTCGGCGCGCTTCTCCATGAGCTCCTCGGCTTCCTTCACGAACGGACGCGCGCTGGCGACCTTCTCGATCCCCTCGAGAACGGTCTGCTTGAAAGCGGACTCGTCCCGCATGGGCTCGAACACGGACATGACAGAGGCCGTTTTCACGGTACTGGCCTTGTCGGGATGCAGGATTGCCTGCACGCCGGCCAAGGATGCCAACGGGAAAGTGAACGTCTTGTCGCCAGCGGTCTTGAACAGACGCTCGTTGGCATCCAGATTCGTGAGCTCCACGACTCTCTGGATCTGGACCGGCGAGAGATTGTTCTTCTCGGCGAGCTTCGCGATGGTGTCGTTGAGTGGCACGTTCTTCTCTACGAACTGCTCCGAGGCCATCTTGGCGAAGTCGGCGAAACGGATCGGATTGATATCCATGATCCTCTCCTATCTGATGGATCCCGAAAGCGACGTCTTCCCGATCTGTTTCGAGATCGCGGCCGGCCCCTCTCCCTTCGGGATCGGGCCGATGATCTGCTTTCGGATGGCTTTGCTTCTCTTCAGCCGCGTCTGTAGATTGCCGTTTGGAGGGCCCGCCACCCTCTGGTTTGGGGCCATCTGAGGGGTTGGCATCTTGGGTCTCATGCTCTTCGGGAGAGACGCGCCAACCTTGTCAAGCTCGTCCAGGAAGCCGTCCAAGAAGGCTTCAGCGGCGCTCTTGCGGAAGAACTGGCTCACCCCGGGGACTTTGACGCCCTTCGAGATTGCCGACCGACTCCGCGAAAGGGCCCTCTCGGAGAACCCGCCCTTCGGCGCCAGACTACTGGGCAACTTGGTCTTGGCCATGACCACCCGTGGAATTCTCTCTCCCTTGGGTCCGGTGGTCTCCGGGTACACCTCTTTCACAGAGACCTTGCCCCCAAGACGATGCGCTCGCTGAGCAGATTCACGCTCGACTGGATGCCAACCACCGCTCCTCAACTTCTTCCCCTGCTGCATGAAGCTGGAGAGTCCGCTCTCGGCTTCCTTCTCGATACCGGCGAGAAATCCAGCGGTAAACGCCTCCTCCGCCTGCTTGATGGTGGAGTTCTTAGCCCTCGTCATGAAGACGTTCTTGTTGATCTTGGGCTCCTCAGGGCCTTTCACGCACTTTCCACTGTCGAAGGTCAGCTTGTTGGGCTCCTTGCTTGGAAGGTCCGGCTTCTCCTTCGAGTCGTGACTCGGCGCTCCCTGAGAGGCGTTGACGTCGGCTTGAGACGGAAGAACGCCGCCGGCCCCCAGCCGATCCTCTGCCATCTTGGCGAATCTCGCCAGAAGATCCTCGTAGGTGATCATGCTCTTCTCCGTCAAATGTAGTCCTCTAAGGTTTACTCAGGGGACCCATGATTTCAAGACCGAACAGCCGGAACGATCGTCCTGGCGTAGTCCCCGTAATACTGCTTGGCTGCCAGCCAGCAGTACATCGTCGCCTGAAAAGCATCGTCGGGGAGCGTGTGGTCGTAGCGCATGGTCTGATGATAGTCGTCGTACTCGATGAAGATCGAGGTGAAGTCGTCGATCATGGGCATCTTGGGGCTGGGGTCGTTCTTCATGAGTTCGAAGCAAGGGAACCGGATGCGGGCCTTCTTGATCGTGTCGATCACATCCCGCATGTTCTGGAACCGGTCGATCAGGTATCGGCCGTACTTGCCCGCCTTGGGATCGAACTTCACAAGGGCGCGCTGCTGCGTGGACTGGAACTCGAGCAAGACAGGATCCGGTGTGCCCACATCCACCGGTTTCCACCCGTAGTTGTCCACGAGGTGCTCGTTGTTGATGTGGCCGAAACCATAGTCCGATCCGCAGAAGGCCACCTGGAACTGCCTGGCGAGCTTGTCGAAATGGAAGGGCTGCTGAACCAGGTCCGATTTCTCGCCCAGGTACTTCTCCATGTAATGAATCCGGAACTTCTCGTCGGCGCCGAACGTACCGACGACCACCACGGTGAACGCACGTTTCTTCCTCTTCTTCCCCTGCGTGTCCGTAGATCGAAGACCGGTACCGTGGTCGATGCCCATGAACATCGGCCGCCCTACCCGGCGAAGACCATCTGGACGGTCCCACGACTTCCGCTCCTCCTCGCAGGCATTTCGGATGTCCTGTTCGGTGAGGACAAGCTCGCCCTCCTCGCTGGGGAGGCCGAGCGCTTCATTCTGGAAAATGGAGAAAGGGACCTCTGGATCGTGGAGTTTGGAGTGAACTCGCTTGAATGACTGGAAGGGGACCTGGATCTGGCTGATCCTGAAGCCGAAGCTCTCGTCCAGCTTGCTCGGCCGCATGGCCACCCACTCACCGCCGAAATCATTCGGGTCCCGCGGATTCTTGTGCTTCTTCGGAAAGATTTCCTTCCCGCATCGCGTGCAGATGAAGAAGAAGTCGCCGATGACGTTTTCGTCCAGGTAGTTCCAGTGAGAGCAGTGGCTGCACTTGACCATCCACTCGAACTGGCTCGTCTGATCGTAGCGCCTGGGCAGCACGTTCATCTTCGACTTTGGCGTCCCCGTATAGATCCGGAAGAACCGATCTGGTAGGGCGTGTGACTGGGTCTCCTCGATAACGGGAATTTCGTCGGAGATGATGTCCTGAATCTCGTCGATGTTGACCAGATCGGCCGAAACACCGCGAGTGGCGTCGGCTGTCAAATAGCAGGATCGAAAGTTCGCATAGGCTCCGTTGTTGAACTCCTTCATCCCCACCTGCCAGATGTTCATGGTGGAGAGCATCTCAGCAGCAATACGCGGAGAGTCCTCAGCGATCTTCTTGAAACGCTGCTGGCTGAAGACGGAGACCTGGCTGAACCTGGGCTGGATGAACAGGGCCTTCATGTTGGGCATGGAGGCCATGAGGGCGATGGACTTACAGGCCGCGGTCGTGCTCTTCTCGCACTGCCGAGCCCACATGAGCACCATGTTCCGCGAGCCCTCTGGATGCTTGACGCTCAGGTCGTAGATGGGTTTGAGGTAGGAACGATCGTGACGAATGACCGAGCCGTCCATCTGCTTGATGTGATCGACGTATCGGAACGGCCAGCCCTTCTCGACGTGGATGATTTCCGGAATGAGATCAGAGAGTGTGGTTACATCCCGTGTAGCCTCTTCATCGTAGAGAGACTCCTGCTCTGCCTCCCCCATGCCGATGATCAGATTTCCATCTTCGTCGACGAAGTTAATCTCTCGAGGATTGACCGTGCCGTCCTCGATAAACCAGCCGTCGTTATGACCTGCCATCAGCCAACTGCCCCTGAATCTCCGCGTTGATGGATTTGAACTCCCTGTCGGAAGCGACGATGGAAATGTTCTGGAAGAACGAGCCACCTTGGACAGGCTTGTCCACGTCTCCGCGCGTCACACCCACCTTGGTGTAAGAGTTGAGGTGCTGGTGAACGTGCTTGAATCCTTCCCCCTTCATAGCCAACGTCGCGAGAATCTTCTTCTCGAGATCGACAGCCACGATGCGCAGCGTCTCCTGGAAGTGAGGCTCCTTCCCTTCGCGAATACGCAGTTCGCCTGTGGTCATCCCCCTGGCTTTGCTCTTCGCCTTCCTCTCGGTGGGTAGGATGATGCCCAGGTAGTACCGCCAGTCACGCTCGGTCATGGGCGCGATGTCGTAAAAAACAGACATGTAGAGGTCGAGCGCCACATTCTTCCACTGCTGTCCGGAGAGCTCCTCCATAGCGGCCTGATGGTCGGCCCGGGTCCCTCGCGTGGTCACAACGCTCTCTATGATGTTCTTGGTTTTGGCGTCACCCAGGAACGAAAAGAAATTATCCATCCACAAGGGGTTCGAATACGGGACGATGACGCCGATGACCCGAAGGAGCATCTCATAGGCGCCTTTCTGCTTCGCCGACGGAGCCTTGCGTTTCTTCACCGTGTCCTTGAGTTCCTTCGGGATCCTGGACAGGAACCGCTTCTCGAGCTTCTTGTAGTAACCGAGCCCGAACTTGGGGGACGCGAGGTTGCGCTGATGGATCTCGGCCACGGCCTCCTTCTGTGGTGTGGTGAGGAACTTGAGGCAGAGGAAACGGTGGAACGGAAGAATGTGGCCGTTCTCGCGCCCGCTCCCCCCGAAACTGTAGATGTGATTCTTGGCGCATCTGAGGATGAAGTCGTCGCGTGGATCGATCTTGTAGAGGATGCGGCCGTGTTTCGCCTGCGGCTTCGCCTTCAAGAGATCCTGGACCTCATTGAAAGTGGCCGGCGAAATGCCGTACTTCTCGCAGATTTGGACTCGTGTAATCATCGCATGTGAATGACGTACTCTGTCTTATCATAACCAAACAGAGAATTTTCCAAAGCCTTTCGGTTTGAAGATGGCGTAGATCTGATGTGCTCCAGGTTCGCAAAAAGGTGAGATTCGACCCCATCGTCGAGAATCGAGGCCATGAACAGGCCGCCACCTTTTTTCTTCACGACGATGATTTCCACCTCCCCGTACATCTCGGCCAGGTCACGCCACAAGTATGCCCAGTCGTCTGAACGACCGCACCCGGAAGCCGCTGTGATCCACGGCCGCTGAGAGAACCCGAACCACCGCAACGAGACTTCGTCGCAAGAAAACCCGCGCTGATCCATATCGGAAGACACGAGGCCCCAACGTGGAGCGCGGGTCCGCAGATACCGGAGGACCCCGAGACCACGGTGCTCAATATCGCTTGAGAGCCACGCCTGAAACGCCGATGGAATCACGCCCCAGGCTGGTCTCACGTAGCGAAACCAGGCGCTGGTGATCAGACGTATCAACCCTCGCTTTCCATGATGGTGTGGCTGTACTGCCGCAGGTCACGTTCCGCGTTGTCCAAGGCGTACATGGCCGTCTTCAGGGGCTCCTGGGAGACGGGCAGGCCCAGCCTCGACGCCAGGAGGAGTTTCGCGCACGCCTCCTTCGCCTGACCGAGCTTCTCGATCTGGTCCACGAACTTGTAGGCATTCTCCTCGGTGATGAAGTTCAACCCGAGCATGGCGTCGACGGTGTTCTTCGCCTCGTCGTCGTCCACGTCCAGGGCGATCTTCACGAATTTCTGGCCGTCCACCGTGGAGAGGGGCAGCCACTTGCCGCTCACCGGCTGAACGAAGGCTGCCTCTTTCATGAGGTTGGGGTAGGAGCCTCGGAACGCCGGTCGCGGCTGTTCCTTCGCGCTGGCGTCTTTCTCCATGGTCACGGGCTCGTAAGAACCGAGCTTCGCCATCTTCGAGCAGGGAACGAAAGACCAGTCCTGGCTGATGAAGAGACCACCCTGGTCGTCCATGTGGATGTTCTTGATGTTGGGCGAGACGTGAATCTCCCGCGTGCCGTAAATGGAGTCCACCGCGATCTTGTCGATGCCGCCCGGCATCGTTGCGCGACCCACCACTTTCACGGGCTCGGTGGCGATGATGCTTCCGTTCTTCTGGAGAACGAAGGCGCCCCACCCGTTGGGGTCCTTCCCGAAAGAGGCGGTCTTGTCGAGGGCCACCTCTTCACCGAAGATCGGGTCGCTGGCGTAGTAGTACCGATCTCCGCCGAGTTCGAAGACGCCCATGACGCCGTCTCGCACCTTCCCGTCCAGACCGAAGATGTGATCGGCCACGATGCACGTGGTGTCTTCGTTGCCCATGGCGACCTTGAAGACGCCGGCCTTCGTGATCTGAGGCTTCCGGATCTTCACCGGGAGCGCCTTGCGCTTGAGCATGTCCGTGGCCTTGGGGCCGGCCACTGCCGACGTCTTCTCGGCCTCTTTCGACGCACGAGCATTGTCGGCGAAGACCTGGCGGAACGAGGCGTTCTTTCGCATGGCCCACTCGAGCGCTTCCTGAGATCCGAAGGCGAGCTGGGCTTCCCTCTCGAAAGACTCGAAGGGAAGGTCGATCTTGGCCGCATAGACGTAACGGCCATCGTAGGGCGGCTGCGTCCGGGAGAAGAGGGCCATGTCGCTCGCGGCACCCTCCCCGGGCTCCACGGGCTTGCCCAGGGTCGTTCCCTGAACGATCTCCTGGAGCGACGACTTGGTGAGCGGATGGAGCCTTCCGTTCACCCAGAAAACGTCGAGTGGGGAGAGGCGGAAGTTGTCCACCACGAGAGGGATCGATACCTTGTCATCGAGCTGGATCTGCCCGACGCCGGCACCGTTCTCCGCGTCCACCCGGTTGAAGTTCACCTGGACCTTGGCGTTGGCGAGCCACGGATAGGACTGGTGGAGGAACTTCACCACCTCCTGCATCCACTCGTCCGGGTTCTTGCTCAGCTTGACGTTGGCTTCCTTCTCGAAGGTGCCGAGCACTTTCTCCGTGATGAAGAGATTTTCCATGACTCGCTCCTACGACAGCGTTTTCGAAGTCAGTACCTTGCTCGACGACGATGCCTGCGGCTGATCCAACGTCTGCTGGATGTCCGTTGACTGAAGGGCCGTCGGCGGCGTACCGGGCGTGATGAGAACGGGATGAGTGTGCAGTTTAATGGCGCTCATGTCCGCATCGTACTTGGTCAGGAACCTCTCGTCCACGAGACCCATACCCCTGACCGAAAGATCCGTGTTCAGATTGATCGCCATCAGCTCCCCGCTTCCGCTGATGTCCAGCTTGTCACCAGACACCTGGTACGTCAGGTTGGGCACCCCGTCGGTGCCCTCCGGAACCTGAATGCTTTCGCCGTCCACCACGAGCGACGACGCCATGGGCGACTGGCTGTTGAATTTTAGCTGGCCGCCCACGATCTCGAGCATCCCAGCGATCTGAACACCCTTGTCCGTCAGAGCGATGAACTTATCGCTGGCCCACGTGAGTGAGATGCGCTTGTCGTCCATGAGAATCGAGCGACCTTTCCGCTTGAGCACAAGCATGCTGTCGCTCAGAACGACCTTGTTGTCCCCCCAAACGAGACCGATTTGGTTTTCGTTCATCCGGAACTGGGCATCCTTGCCGAACGTGTCCTGTCCGGCCTGAATCGCCACCTTAGAGAGTCTGACCTCTTTGGCCTGATTATCCACCTCGAGCAGCGCGTGCGTCCCCAAGAGCGCCCACACACCTTCGGAGATGGTCTGCCCCTTTGTCTCCACAGAGACGTTCTTGGTGGGGCGGTTCCCGTTCGAAACTGCGCCAGCGACGATATCCACGTCACGGTCAGCTTCGTCGGATGGATCACTGTTGATGCTGATGGTGGTCGTGGCCTGCTTGGTCTTGTCGTCGGTCTGGACCTTAAAGCTGTATCCGGCGAAGATCTGCCAGCAATCCTTGGCCCAAGTGACCGCAAGACTCTTCACCCGACTCAGAAGACGGAAACAGAAGTTCGAGGCCAGGGAGAGGATGTCACCGTTCTCGTAGATCTGGTGATAACTACGAGGATCATCCCGGTTCTGCATGACCACATCGCCCTCCAACGGTGGGTCAATAACATATTCCCCGAAGTCAGCCATGTCGATGCTGTATCGGTCGTGGAGGGCCCTACGAAGCTCGAGGTCCTTCTGGTACACGGCACCCGCAGGAGATTCTCTTTCCTTCGTGGGCGCCCTTGACGAAGCAACTTCGCCGAGAATGAGCCAGCTTGACGTGGCAAACTTGATACAGGCCACCCGAGTGCCGACAGGGTACGGCTTGTAGGCACCGCTCATGATTGGGCGAGCGATCCCCTCACTTTTCCCATCGAGAGCGATTCGGTACGTGTTCACGCCGGGATCGTACGTGCGCACGAAACCCATGTTGAACGCCGCTTCTTGCGCTGAATCGCCGAACAGTCCCGATCGCAGCATCTCACTCCTCGAGCTTGTCCACAAGTTCCTGTAGAGCCGCACTCACGTCCCCGTCGAGATCGGAATGAACAACCTCTTCGGGCTCGACCATCAGGGACATTATAGAGTCGATCTCACGGGTGAGAGCCACCTTGGACATGTTCTGGTCCACTTTCGTGTTGAAGTACTTTCCGAAAGCGTACGTAGCAATGGGATGGCCACCAGGACCGATGTTGGAAACGGCTCCGAGCCCCGGGGCGGCCTTGAGTGTCTGGTGGGGCCGCTCGGCTACGAGCTGACCGATGAAGTCGTTCGCGTATTGAGGAGCCTTCCTGATGGACAAGAGCGTAGGCGTGAACACAATGGGCTGCTTTCCCTTCTTCCGCAGCTTCTTGTTCATGGCCTCCAGATTGTTCACGGAGATCACGTCGCCTCGGTGCACCCCGAACTCCACGTCTGCATCGCCCGGCTCGTCCACTTGGGCCCGTGTCGTGAGTGGATGGATGGCAGTCTCGAAGATCTTCCGCTTCACCCGGACGCCGGCGTCGGTGAAGACCCGGCTCATGTCACCGATCATTCTCTCCTGAACGACGTGGATGTCGTTGGTGGCCGCGAGGACATCCTGAGGCTTGACAGCCCCGCCAGCCGAGAGCATCTGACCGGCTCGAACGGATTGACCCTTCTTCACGCCCAGACCGACCTCCTTGGGCACGAAGTGTCGCATTCCCGCGACACTCACGTTCCAGCCGCCAGCGGCGGAAGTCTCTATGCTGTCGATCTTTCCGCCCTGGAGTGCCAAAATGGCACGGCCCTTCACATTGGTGGGCATCTCAAGGATCTGTTTCAGCCTGGGGTAGCCCAAACTTGCACCGCCCAGGGCGCCGCCCGTGTGAAACGTCTTCATCGTGAGCTGCGTTGCCGGCTCCGAAATCGTTTGACCGGCGAGTGTTCCGACATGGTAACCCACGTTGGGGAGGTTTCCGTTCTCCAACGGACCAAAGCACATGGCGCAGACGCCCCGAGTGGCCTGGCACCGTAGGGGAGACCGAACCTTGATCTTCTTCACGCCGCGCGCCTTGAGGTTCCTGATGAGCTGCGGGTCGGTGATCTTCCCGCGGTATGGCCCACTGGCCACGACCCGGTCAAGCGCTTCTGGATCCGTGATGCCCATTTCGATACCCATGGTCGTCCCGCAATCCCGCGCTGAGATGGTCGTGTCCACTGTAGCGGCGATGAGCGCCTTTCCGAATGCGCCGGTGTCAGCCGTCGAAAGCGTACGGTCCATGAGGCCCTTCCGGGAGCCGGGGATCATGGCCCAGAAGCTGCCCATGTCCATGCCCTCGGAGAAGGACTTCTCGATGGGCACCTCGATGATCTTCCCCTCGTGATCTGTCACGGCCACGGGCGAGGCGACCATCTGGGTGATCATATTGGACTTCCCGAAAGCCCCGGAGAGTGGACCTCCGATGACCATCCGGTTGTCCACCTTGGCCTTGACCGCACGCTCCATCTCCTTCTGGGCCCGCCCGTAGGCCTTGGCGAAGCCCATGGTCTTGGCGTTCTTCTTCGCCTTGGCCAAAATGGAGTCGCGCTCGTTCTTCGGGAAGGAGAGATCGCCCAGGTCGAAAGACCATCCAATCTCGGTCACGTACTTGTTCCCGAGATCCTTGATCTTCGAAATCACCTGGCCGGCCACGGCCGGCTTCTTCCTGGCAACGTCATGGATGATCTTCATGAGCTTCCCCTTGTCGACCGAGATGTTTCCCGGTTTGAATCCGACAGGGAACGCCTGGTTGAAGATGATCTGCCCTGCGCAAATCCGATTCCCGTGAATTGACACCGCTTGATTGGCTTTGATGCGGCCGCTCCGGTACATCTGGAGAACCTCGTTCTCTGAGCTCGCCTTAGTGACCGCTGCGCCTTTCGGGGTGGTCATGAGGTAGACCCCGAGAACCATTTCCATCGATGGAGAGTGGATCAGGCTGTTATCCCGGGGACTGAAGAGGTTGTTGCTCGGGAGCAGATTTGTCGTAGCCTCGCGGCGAGCATCCTCCGACACCGGTACGTGGACCTGCATGGCGTCGCCATCGAAATCGGCGTTGAACCCCTTCACCACGAGAGGGTTGATCTCGATGGCCTTACCCTTCGTGAGCATGGGCTTGAAGGAGAGAAGGCTGAATTTGTGGAGGGACGGGGCTCGGTTCAGCACGACCGGCCGCTCCCGGACTACGGCCTCGAGTGCGGAGAGGGCTGAAGGATCTCGCTTCTCGATCAGTTCCCTGGCCTTCAGTGGCGGATACCCGAGCATCCCCATCCTCTGGACGATGAAAGGCTTGTAGATGGTGAAGGCCATTTCCTCGGGAATCTTCGCCTCATCGATGCCGAGTTTGGGGTCCGGGATGATCGTGGACCGGCCGGTGAGGTCCTGCCTGCGCTTCAGCACACGACCTTGAAAGAGGCCGTACTTGTTCTGCTGTCCCTTGATGGTGGCCAGGAATCCCTTGAAATTCTGGCTTCTGGTCAGAGGCTCCTGCAACCCCACCAGCCCACGGACCGCACCGTAGAGCTGCGCCCGGAGTGGAGCAAGGTTCTTGTCGTCCACACCCAAGCTCTTGAGGTCCTTGATCTGGTTGTTCACCATGAGGACCTCTCGGTAGCCGTGTACGGGATCCGCCACGTTCAGCGTTCCGTCCGGATTGGGGTAGATGGGGCGCATCTTGGCCGGAACGACGGGCACCTTCGAGTTGAGGTACGCCTTCGCCGGCGTCAGGTTCACAGCCTTGAGCGCACGGAGATATCGGAGCTTCTTGATGGCTACGTCACGCCGATCCCCCTTCAACCCGCTGACCTGGCGCCGCAAACTCCTCAGCTCTCCGTCCACGTCGATCTTCGATAGAAGAATCTTGAGACCTTCGCCGCCCGTCTTGTTCTGAGGTGCGTGATCGTGGGTGATCTCTCCCTCCGGCGTGACCCACAACGTGCCGTTGATGAGTCCGTTAAACTGCGTTCGCTTGAACGGACGCCCGGGCTGGCTGAGAACGCCCATGATAGCCTGATCCATGAGTGGATTGGCGATGGGTCCCTCGAGGTCGATGTGATTCCAGTAGTTCCCGTCGAAACCGCCTGTCAACCCTCGATCAAAGAGGCCCCGCGGCTCGGGGGCCAAGTCGTTGGCCCGCACTACGCCAGGACTCGTGATGGCCCCGTTGCTCTGGTCGAGGATATCCTCGTCAGTGAGCGGGAGTGCCTTGAGCTTCTTGCCCTCCTGCTTCACGTTGATCCCGGCGCCCTTCATGTAAGCCATGAACTTGTTCACCACGAAGGGCGACTTCGGTGGCGGCGTCGGGAGGCCGAGCTGGATGGCACGCCAGAACTCGTCGTTCTTCTGGGACTTGATCGTGGCCGCATCCCGCAGAAACGCCGTGCCTCCGGAAGAAAGGAGCGAGTAGAGCTCCATCATCCCGATGGCCATGGGGCTGGCGTGAGGTTCACGTGCCGGAGATTCGTCGTGGGTATACGTCGTGTGGCCACGGGCGCTCAGCTTCTTCGAGACCTGGTGGCGCAACTTCACGAAGTGCAGATTTCCCGTCTGCACATTGTCGTGGTACTTGTTCGTGGTCGGATCGTGGAGACGTTCGGCACTGTTACGGTTGAGACCGTTGGCCTCGAGCTGCTGACGAATGTGCTCCGTGGCGTCTGCCACACCACCGAAGTTCTGGACGAGGTACGGCTTCCCCGTCTTCTCGGCGATCTTCCCCGCGGACGCTTCGAGATACGCCCCGGGATTGGCCCGGCCAAGGACTCCGGACGGATTGAAGAGGACGTCGAGGGGCTTGCCATCCTCGCCGTGATACATCTCCTTGTCCGGAAGGATCATCGTGACGATGCCCTTTCCGCCGTGCCTCTGAGAGAGCTTGTCTCCGACCTCCAACGTTCGCGTCTTGACCACGTTCATCACCTCGGCCGGGTATTCGCTGTCCCACCGAACCGACACATCCTGCCACTGGTGCTTCAGAGACCGGTGCAAACTGGCGTAGCTGAATTCCTCGTGGACCTTTATCTTTCTCACGGCTGGAATCGCCACATCACCCATCTGGAGGACGGCGCCAGTCTTCACAATCCCGTTGGGGCCGTACTTCGACCGGTCCAACCCCTCGGCCTCAGCGGGGAAGTGAGCCAGGAATACCGGAAGCCCCACGCTGATCGTAGAGTCCAGGTTCAGGGTCATCTCGTGTTTATGCACCGAGGTGAGTTTCTTGGCCGCAGTCTCCGAGACGACGATACCGTCCTCGAAGTTGTACCCCTTGTAAGGCATGAATCCCGTTCGAAGGCTCTTCCCGAGAGCCAAGGCGCCGTTACGCGTGAAGTCGGAATCGGCCACCGGCTGACCCTTCCGCACACGGTCTCCCGTCTTCACAATCGCCTTCTCGTTCAGGAAAGCGTTCGAATTGAGCGGGTAGTGATCGTGGAGCGGGACGGTGTACGTCTGCCCATCGTTCCCTTGAATCGTGATCTTCTTCGAAGTGACACGCTTCACCACACCGTCCACTGGAGCCTGGGGCACGATACGCTCGCCAACAGCCGTCTCGTAGCCCCGCGCTCCGAACTTGGACTGAACGAGGGGCACGTCCGGGTCCTTCAACGGCACGGCCTGGGTGATGTGATGACTCGCCATGAGGATCCGGTTGGGGCTGTTCGTGTGAACGAAGGGGACGGCATTGGCCGCGAAACTGAGGATCTTGGAGGCGCTGTCCACGATGTAATCCACCTGACGTGCGGGGATCATCTTGAACTCGCCTTTGTACCGGGCCTTGACCGGATCTCTCCGCGCTTTCGGCGGCGTCCTGGTGGTGTCGAACTCATCGTTGAACGCGAGCACCTTGTCCTCGAGGTCGAAGGCTTTCTTCGTCTCTCTCGCGCCCGTCTTGGCGTTGATCACCGTCAGCCCAATGTCGTTCCCGATCTTCTTGGAACCGAGAGCGAGATGGGCATTGATGCCGATCTTGCTCGACTCTGGCGTCTGAACAGGGTCGAAGATCCCCAGGTGGCTCGGGTGCAGGGCACGGAGTCGGTCACTTACCGCGTGTACGGAGGAGATGCCTCCCTCGCCCATGGACGTGACCAGGGACTGCACGCCCACCATGTCGAGGGGATTATTCTGGTCGCTGTATCGAGAGAACTCGCTTGTGGTGAAGAACCGCTGCACGGGCTTGGTAAAAAGAGAAGGTGGAAGCACGTCGACCACTGACGGCCGGCGATCGATCTGGAATCGAATCGACCTCTCGGCTGTCGGTACGTTCTGCTCGAGCTTCTCGACGATGAAATCGTCCACCGAATGCAGGGACTTGTAGGCCAGGTTCTCAGTGTCGTCGGCCTTCACCTCTCCGCGAGCCAGAGCCAGGGCCTTCTCGCTCGAAGCCACAAGGACCTTGGGCTCGATGCGGCTGTATCGGGTCCCAAGCGTCAGCTTCGTGATGTTCGGATCCAGCGGTTTGCTGGCAAAGAACTTTCCGATGGCCTCGGCCAAGGCTTCCTGACCCTCCGGCTGGTCGGCGTAGGGTCGCATCTTTTTGTAGAGCTTCGCCAACTCAGCAGGGCGGTCGTACTTCCGATTCTCTTGGAGGATCTCGTCGCCCCAGATCTTCCGAAGGTCCACATCGGTGACGCCCAGAGCCTTGAGGATGGGGTAGAGGTAGACGTAGGTGGACTGGCCCACACGAATGCGGAAGACCTGCCGCACGCGGTCGAACTGGACTCGGTAACCGCCGCCCGCAGTGTTGATGAAGGTCTCCACGTTGTTGTCGGCCGTGTACCTGGTGTACGTCCCCGGCTTGAGCCGGATCTGGTTGACAATCTGGACTTCCTTGCCGCCGACGATGAAGGACTGCTTGCTCGTGAGATGCGGGACAGAGAGGATCGGGTGCCCCAACTGCCGGTCGAGAACCTTGTTGTTCTTGGTGTCCGTGATGACGACATCACCAAGAAGCCTGGAGGCCAGGGTCCTCCCCGTGGTCTTATACTTCTTGTGAAGCTCCGGATCTCCATACATGTCGGGGCTCGTGTTCGCCCACCGGAGGTTGGAGACTGAGATCGTGTTCCGCTCACCACTGATGGGGAACATCCTCTCGACACGATCCTTCAGATTTCTGAGGAGAGCGGCGAATCTCTCCTGGCTTACGATCATCTTCCACCTCGGTTTGTGTCGTTCTAACTATAGCGTAGGACGGCAGAAAATCGACCCAATCCGTCATAAGAATGGTGAAAGGAGGTGTTCATGGCCACGAAGAAGGACTCGAGCATCTTGCCGCTACCCAAGTGGTTCAAAGATGAAATGGCCAGGGAAAAGGAAAGAGAACAGCAAGAGAACTGGAAGAAAGCCTTCGAGATTCACGAGGCAAGGGCATCGACAAACCTGGACCGAGCACTCAGAGATGCGCCACAGAAGATCAGGGAGGTCGCCAGCCGAGACGACGCACCCGAAGGTCTGCTTCAAACGGCCAAGAAGATCCTCAAGGCCGTGAAGATGCATGCCAAAGCGAACACGTGCATCCTCGTCGTCGGTGTCGCCGCGCTGACCTACCTCATCTCCCCCATCGATAGCATCCCCGACTTCATACCCGGAGTCGGACTGATGGACGACGCATTTCTTCTGGCGGCCGCGTGGGAAAGGATCACCCACTGGTTCACAGACACGGACAAGATGAAACTCAGAAAACGATGGTGAAGCGGCTCGTCGCCGCTTCTTTTAGGGGAGGAGCAAATGAGGATTCCGGAGACCATATCCAAGATGAAACTACGGAAGCTCAGGTGTTGCGACTGCATTTCCTTCGATCGAAAGACGAAGAAGTATTGCTTCCTGCTCAAGACCAAACGCCGGCCCGATCAGCCGGCATGCAACCGGATACGAGTGGAGGAGGAGAAATCATGCAAGAAGTCTGGATCGGAAACTACGCCCACCGACCGTTCCGGGTAACGGTCAAATTAGGCAAGATCGTGAAGGTGGAGGGCGACCTCGCCTGGGCGAAGGGAATGAGAATCCGCCATTTCAAGAGAACCGTCTGGAAGTACGGAGGGCCGAACCGTGTCGAGCGAGAACGAAGTACCAAAGACGCGAGCCGAAGTATCCCGGTCTCTCCACAAGATGGGGAGACTGAAAAAGCGCGCTCTCAAGAGGTCAGCCAAGAAGAGATCGAAGCAGCGCCGGCAGAGATCGAACGTGTCTTTCGTGGAAGGCACCACAATGACAAGGTGTCAAGTCTGCGGACACCTCCGGAGACAAGACCTTCCTTGCCACGAGTGCGGCGCCCCCGAATCTCGTCAGGAATGGGTCTGCGGAGAGCCCTCCGTGCCGCCAAGATCATGGGGTGCGAAGTGGACCACATCTGGGGCACTGGGGAGACGCGGATCTCGCACAGGCTGCTTCTCCAAGAAGACGGCAGCCGGCGAACAGTGGTTCTGAACCAGAGGAAGAAGGACGCTCCCCGCGCCCTGACCTCTTTTCTGACGCAACTCAAGGCGGCACTTCCGTCATAAGAGTAGTGAAAGAAACGGCCCTCATGCTCCACCACCGGAAGCGGCTCGAAAGAGTCGCTTCTTTTTTGTCTGGAGGTGTCCATGGGTTTCAAGACGTTCATCCTCGCACGCCGCTCTGAGTTCACCGGGAAAGTCAACGAGATGGCGTTGCCGCTCAGCCGCGATGAGTTCCTGGCCGCGTTCAAGAAGTGGCAGGAAGGCGCTCTCATCCAGAACGCATTTCCCACCCTCAACACCATGCAGCGGGAGTTCATCAAGTCCGGTGTCACCCAGGAAGAGTGGGATGCGCATATCAACCCCATCGTTTGCCAGACCTGCAAGCGTCGGATGGATGAGGACTACACGATCGGATGCCCAGAGTGCTTCGAGCACGAACACGCAGAGGAGGAAGAAGAGCATGACGGAGGAGAAAAAGGAGAGCCCGTCGATGGCGCGGGATGTTCAGAAGAGGCTGGTCAGGATTCTGATGGCCGGCCTCAACTACCCTGACCTGCTCGACGATTTCGAGCGCCACTTCGTGCGAGACATGGCCCACGCTTTCCAACGGTTCGGGGCCAAGACCAAGGTTTCACCGAAACAGTTCACGATCCTGGAGAAGATCGGCCGCAAGATTTGCGTGATTGATTGATAAAGAGCGGCGAGTTGCCGCTCTCTTTTTTGGAGGACCGACGATGGCAGCGATGGGATCTATCCAGTACGCCAGGCTCCAGGAAGCCCGGGATCTGATCAAGGATGGGCCCAAGATGGCGTTACCGCCATACTGGAAGACGCGTCAGAAACTCAAGGCAGTCCTCGTATGGACCCAAAACCTGATCGCAGAGAGAATAGAGAAAGGAGAGTGACGTGAGCGATGATTGCCTTATGTGCCGGGGGCATTCCAGAGACGAAATCCTCAAGAGCATCCGGAGGATCGTAGTGGACGAGGGGAACACCCACCTCATGATGATCCAAACCGGAGGCCCTAAGCTGGGCGCACCCGGGTACACTCCTGACTTCACCTACACGATTGGCATGTGGCACAACTTCGGCGCGCCTGAACTCGTGATGTTTGCGGCGAACCCAGCCATGCTCAACACCGTCAGGGACAAGGTCAGGGAAGGCATGGTCATCCACCCGCACAAGAGGTACTCCGGGCTTGCCAAAGGCCTCGATACAGTGTTCGCGGAGATCCAGAAACCTGACCAGATCTTCGTGTTCACCAGGCTCTTCTACGCGAAGTACGGCTCGCCGGCCGACCGCAAGTTCCCTCGGATGCAGCTCGTCTGGCCCGACGAGTTCAACGTCTTCCCCTGGGAGGACGGGTTCAACGATCATTTCCGGCCGGCTCAGCTCGAGGTGGCCCAATGGCCTGAGAAAGGAGCGAAAGTATGAAGGAGCGGACGTTCGACCGGCCCCAGATCACCGATGCGGAGATCAAGACCGCCCTCAGTGAGATCGGGAGCAAGTCGGATCCATGGCGTCCAAGAGGATGGACTGGTAGGAAAGCAAAAAGGACCCCATCCTCTCCGGATGAGGTCCTTTTTTATCTCGATATGTCCCTCGTCAGACCATCACCGCCCCGGTCTGCCTGCGCTGTCGCCGGAAGATCGCCGCTGGAATGGCCGGTCTGGCCCGTACGGCGACGTCGTCTCCACCCCAACCCTCTTCCGTTTCCGGAGGTGTGGCGATCATGACTTCGGCGCCGCAGAGCTCGCACTTGAGATGTCCGGGTTTCACGGAGAACAGCCTGTCCCCGCAACCCGGACAGAGATTGGGTGTCGGCTTTCCGTTGAACGGAGCCTCTCCCCTGATTCCGGGTTCCATGCTACACCTCATGAGTGCTAAAACGGGGCTCACCAAGAACCTCCGATTGATTTGCTGTTCTCACTATTAAAGTAACATAGAAAGCAAGCCACGCAAACCAAATTCGTGGCTATACGGAAAATAACCACACCTGTGTCATAAGACCTGTAGATGGAAATAAGGTTCGTTTTTTGGAGATGAGGCATGACCGAGGAAGACAAGGAGAAGAACGCGATCAAAAAGACCAAGGAAATGCTGGAGGGCATGAAGGACCTCGGGAAGAAGATGAGAGAGGTCCAGGGCGCCCTGGAGGCATCTCTCGACCGACACAGGGACACGCTCCTGAAGGTGGACCAGCCGGGCGATCTCGAGGAGAAGGTCAACGCCCTTCTCGACATCAACGCCGGCCTTGCCCGGGCTCAAGCCATCGGAATGGGGATGACCCTGACGCAGCTCGACTTGACGATGGAGCAGATGGGCAGCGTATTCGACCTCATGATCGACGACGAGGACGCCCCGGGCATCGGGTAGGCATCAGGGGACCGCTTGACCGGCGGTCTCTTTTATCCGGAAAGGAGACGTCATGGATTTCGACACCAAGGAGGGGATCGCTGAGGCGGTCCAGACGCTCGAAGGATTCGGCGAACTGCGCAGAACGCGGCATCACGCGGCCTACGTCGACGAGCATCGGTTGAACGAGTTCGTCGTTCTCGGCCGATGGCTGCTCGACTCCTGCGGGAACTGCATGGGCGCCCCGACGCCGTTCAACGTGTCCCCAGTACTCACCAAACAGGAGTTCTTCGAGGAGATCGGCAGGGACAACATGGTGGGCTTCGGGATGCCGACCAGCATTCCGGGCCACAAGGACATCTGCCCGTTCTGCAACCGCGGGTGGAGCATCCACAACGTCCACGACTGCTACCAGACCCACATCGGGCAGGCCTGGTTCACCTATCACGCCCGGTGCTACCGGATCAAGCTCGCCAAGGAGACCCAAGGCGACCTGGAAGCGGCCTTCGACGTAGCCGGTCTCGGCCCTGCCTTCTTCATCCCCGTTCCTAACGAATACTATCCGGATCCCAACGCCATCTTCTACACCTACTGGTTCGACGTGTACACGTCCCTGGCCAGGTTCAAGGTTGGGTGGCGGAAGCGGGTCATCCATCTCGAGGTCGTGGACCCGACTGAGGGCTACGACACGGAGGAGCTGTTTCCCAAGGAGAGCACGACGAAGTTCGGCCAGGTGATCCACTGCTGGGGCTACACGAAGATGGCGCAGTACCTGGCCATGTTCCGGAGCGCCCTCATCGAGAAGAGGCTGCAACGTCTCTACCCAAGGAAGGAGGACTCATGATCGCCGTCGGCATGAAACTGAAGCCGAGGCCACACCTTCGCGACCGGGACGACTCGATCGCCATCGTCGAGCAGAAGCACTACGAGCTCGGCTGGTACATCACGATCGACAACAACTTCGGTTCCTGGTACAAGACCGAGCAGCGCATCTGGTGCGACTTCGAAACGGTCCCCTGGGTGCAGAAGATTTTCCCGGAACCCGAATCGAAACTGACCCCCGAAGAGAAGAAGGCCGTCGTCCATTTCTGCGTGCGCTGCCTCGGAAGCAGCGACAACAGCTCGTGGGGTGCGGCTGTCGGCCCCAGCTACTGCATGAACTGCGGAGCAGGCGGCACGATCGACATCCCGAGGTGGGCCGTGGAGTCCATCCGTGAACAGGCTTCGTGGGTGGGAAAGCGGTACTACCCGCACAAGGAGGACCTCGAGACCAGAGAAGAGATCAGGCTGCTCAGGGCCCTGGCCCCCGACGACCCTCGGAGAACTGTCAAGCAGGATGAAAACAATCCGCGGCGGTTCTACGCGGAGCAGCCCACCAAGACCGGGTCCACCGGCACGACCGTCGTAGCCGACAGCCTGGAGGAAGCTCGGGAGAAAGCGAAAGTCGCCCTCCCCTATTTGCCGCCCAAGGAGGAATAATGCCGAGTCTCGGAGACCGGATGAAAACCTACGAGGAGCTGTGGGACAACAGACTCCTCCCGCTCGCCCCTGTCTGCGCCCGCATTGACGGACGCGCGTTCCACACCTGGACCAAGGGCTTGACCGAGCCCTACGACGACGATCTTCGCAACGCCTTCATGGACGTAGCCGGGCGCATGATCGAAGAGACCGGAGCTCGTGTGGCTCACACCTTCAGCGACGAGATCAATCTCGTCTTCGTGCAGGAATCCTGGAAGAGCCAGATCTTCTTCGACGGGCGCCACCAGAAGCTGTGCTCCGTCCTGGCCTCTATGGTCACGGGCCACTTCATGCAGTGGATCCCAGCGATCATGGATGGGAAAACAGTGGTGAAGATCCCCGCGTTCGATTGCCGCGTCTGGTCGGTCCCTGATCTCGACGAAGCCGCAAACTACATCCTCTGGAGAGAACGAGATGCAGAGCGTAACTCGATCCAGATGCTGGCGCAGTCCTGCTACAAGCACGCTGACCTACAAGGCAAGAGCAACGACGATCTTCAGGAGATGTGCTGGCAGAAGGGTCTCAACTGGAACGACGTGCCTGTTATGCACAAACGCGGCGCCATCCTGCGAAAGATCAGCGTGACCCGGAAGTTCACAGCAGAGGAGCTCGCTGATCTGCCCCCGCAGCACGAGGCGCGGCACAACCCGAATCTCCTGGTTCGCCGTCACAAGGTCGCCGCGCTGGACCTGAGGCCCCTCAGCAAGTACACCCACCAGGAGCGGGTGGACTACCTTCTCGGAGATACCTACGAGGTGAACCTGGACGATGAATCCAGTGGCGA